GTACCATGCAAGAGACTGTTTACGTCCAAAGTCTTCAACACCGTTGTCACGAAGCTCAACAGGTAAAGACCATGCAATACCATAGTACTCGTCACCGAAGATAACTGCCTTGTACACATTTGCAGTTACAGAACCCTTATCAGCTCCCTTAACAAGCTCTGCGTCATAGGCAGGGTCAGTACTTGCACAAGCACCATTGCTCATAAGAGTTGTTTCAATGAAACGAGTATCATCAATACGACCAATCTCACCGTTAAATAACTGCTCTGGTGCTCCATAGTTAGAAGCGTTAATCCATGCACTGTCATCACGAAGGTCACGACTCTGGTGAGGATGAACGAAACAAATCCAATAAGCACCTTCACGCTTTGGAGCGTTGTTTGTTGCAAGAATTTCAATAGCGTCCTTGATTGTAGACACCTTCATCTTACAGGTTGCATCCAGATTTGCTCTCTCAGTTACAGGAGTTCCATCACCTTTTGAAGCGAATACAATGTTTGTACCAGACAGTGCTGTGTCACGAAGTTCACAGTCAAGCACCATAGCATAGTCACGACCCAGAAGAGTTGTAGTACTTGCCATAATGTCATCAAAACTGGACTCCATTAAAAGTCTACTGTTAGATACAGCGTTACCATGCTCGGTAACAGTAATCTGTTTCATGGAACTGCTGAGTGCCTGTGTAGTCATATCTACCATTTCAGTCAGCTTACCACCAAGTTTCAGATTGGCATAAGTCATCATGGAAATAGTAAGACCCGGTTCTACACCTAACTCAGTCTTTCTTGTTGCGAATTGTGCGAAACGCATAACAGGCAGTGCCTTAAACTCAATCTCTTTGGAATATACCATACGGATTGCGTCTGTAAGTTTTACACCACCATTAGCATCTGTTGTAGCAGTAGTTACTGCTCCTGCCGCATAAGCCTTCATTGTAGCTTTTTTAATAAAACTTGCAAAAATGTTCTTTTTTGCTTTGTTCATCACACGATTACCTCCTTGATTTATTTTTAATGTGTGTGGTTGCAGTAAAGGTTCTCCTTTATCTCAATCCCTGTTTTCTACGGAACTCTTTGTATTCCGGTGAAGCAGGGTCTAAAGAAGCTAAGTACTCAAGAGAGTATTCATTGTCCTGCTGTGGAGAAGCCGGAGGATTTGTAGGATTCTTAGGAGTTCTCTTATCTTTCTTAGTAGTAACTCCCATCTGCTTTCTAATCTCTTCACTTCTTGCCAGTGCAGACTCAAGACTCTTATCAAGTTCCTCAACAGTGTCACCAAACACTAACTCTGGAACTAAAAGGTCTTCTTTGTGTTCTGCCAGAATTTGAGTCTTATGAGTTTTAACCTCATACTCTTTCTCAAGTTCTGCTCGGACTTCTTTCTCTACCTCTTCTCTGTTCACAGGCTTTTGACCTTCAAACTCTTTCACCTTAGTGTCAAGAGCTTCTTTCTCTTTTGTGAGTTTATCAATCTCTGCTTTCAGAGTTTTGACTTCCTCACTGTCACCCTGTCCGGCAGTCTTCAACTTATCCTGTGCTTCTTTTAACTGCTTCTCTAAATCAGCTTTTGCCAGAAGGTCGGTGTTGTGCTGCTCTGTCAGTGTGTTGACCTGTGTTTGAAGTTTCTCAATCTTCTTGTACTGTTTGTCTTTCTCTTCTTTTCTAGCTTTCGCAATCAAATCCTCATAGTTGATAGTAGGCTTTGTTACTGTAGGGTCATTACCCTCACCACCTTCATCACCCGGTTTCTCTTCTGCAAATGCTTTAAGAGTCAGACCATTAAAAAGTTTTCTCACGATTGCTTCTGTACTCATAGGTCCTACAATAATACCACGTTTCTTAGTCATAAGTGTACCTCCATACTTTTTGATTTTCTTTATACTAACACATAATAATCTGCAAGTCCAGTAGTCTCACAGATTATTTTATGTGTTTTGCACTTCTATTGTACAGTTCCACCACCATTTTGTCCAGTAATTTCTGTACGAACTTGTTCAATAGGTGTTTGTCCATTAGTCATACCACTGTTAATTTGGGGTGCTTGACCTTGCATTTGATTCTGATACCACATCTGCTGTAACATAGGATTAAAGAGTTCTGGGTGTTCCTCTCTTTCCTTATCAATCTCTGCAAGTTTCTGGTTAATATCTTCTTTACCGATTCTTTCCATAGCACCATGTCTACACTCAAGACCCAGTTTCATTTCTGATTCAAGTTTCTGTAACTCAAGAAGTTCGTCCTTTGGAAGAGTGTCTGGAAGAGTAACCTCATTGTACAGGAAGTCTTTCTTACTGATATTATCCGGCTTCTCAATCAGTCCTTCTAACAGTGCAATATGAAGAATCATTTTATTCACTGTCTCAAGACTGGTCTTTGTACACTGTCTCTTTATCCTCGTTTTCTCAATCAGTGGCAGGTTCATATACTGTAAAGCAACACCACTTGTGTTACTGATAGCATTAGCACCACCTAAAACTGTCTCTGGAACACCACCAATTTCACACATAGCTGTCTTTAAAGAATCTGTGTAGTTAGAGCTTGCTCCTAAATCTCCCTGTAACTCAAGGTTTGCTACTTTAGCATCTTTTGGAAGACCTCCCCACACTTTGTTAGCACCCTTCTCAAGATTACCAATCTTTGCTCCAAACACACAGGTAATAGGTGCTGAGTGATAATCAATGATTTCAGAAATATCACTCCTCTTAGTGTTCAACTCCACATTCAGAGGAATAATATCTTCAAGGTCTCCCATACCATAAGTTCTTCCGGCAATCGGAAAGTTCTTAATCTGGACAAAAGGAATGATACCATAAGGGTTATCCATTTTGTCAATCTCTTCTTTATCTTCATACACAATGATTTTATCTCTTGTCCACAACTCTTTGTAAATCACAGTGGTAAGACTTGACCTTCTAAAGAGAATACCAGTATTCACTCTCTTCTCAATCGGGTACATGATAAGGATGGAATCCAATTTATCCTTGTCATGTGGATTGAAAGTTGGGAAGACATACTGTGTAGGAAGTACTGTAAGTCTAATTTTTCCATCTGGATATTCCTCAAATGGGTCATCTAAATCTTCTGGTGATTCAAAGGACACTTTCATCCATGCTTCACCTGTGATACTCTTAGTCTGACCGATTTCAACACACAGCTCGTCTCTCTTATTAGAGTTCCACACTGCATTTAAGAAGTCATTGACTGTTTTTTCAACAATCTTCTCCGGCTTATTCTCAAGTTCATCTGGGTCAATAACACCATCATGATTCTGGTCTCTAACAGTGGTGTCAATTTTAGTATCTCCCACTGTAACACCTTTATCATCAAGTGCCATAGGTGTCTTGATAGAAAATCCCTTACCAAACTCAAAGGACACAAACTTATTAACAAAAGGTCTACAGTAGTTAAAAGTTACTTGTGGACTGTCAAGGTCATCAATACCTTCCCAGTGATAACCCTCATAGAAGTTCCATGCTTCTTTAATCTTTTCAAGTCTCAACACTTCAAGGTTTGTAAGGTCTCCTTCACTAACAAGACCACCAATGTTAAGACTCTCTTCTAATCCTGCATTATATCTGTGTTTAAAAGTGTTCATCATTTACCTCCTTCTTTTTCCTGTGAATCTGTTTCTACTTCTCTGCTGTTTAGCATACTGTGTGAGTGGTTTGTTACCAAACAACTTGCTTCTGTCTTTTGTCTCAGTGTCATCTTTTACACCTGGCTCTCTTGCTCCCCACAATGCTAAAGCCCATGAGTCGGGGTAATCATCATGTGCCCCTCTTTCGTCTGGGTGGCTTACTACAAGATTACTACCACTGTAACCTTTCTGCAAGTCTGTCATCTGCTGAATGAATTTCTGGTGTTCCTTTGTCTTTTGTGTCTCTTTACTGTTAGGGTATTTCGCTCTACCAGTGTTTATCTCTTTATCCAGATTCTTATAAAGCTCTGACTTACTCTTAGTACTAAAGACAAACAACTCAACCTCATAATTTACATTGGCTCTGATTCTCTGCCCCAGACTTGACTCTCTAGTAGCGTCTACCACTAACTTAGCAATTCGGAAGTTTTTCAGATAGTCCATAATGATTGCATACTGTTCTTCATAGTCCTTTGCTATCTCTGGGTTAATCTCTAACCAGTCTTTAATGTATGAATTATAGGCTAAATACACTTCCTCCTCTTGTGTTTCTTCATTGTAGGCAGACTCCATTAAAACAGGATTCTCCCAGTCAACTTCTACTATAGTGATGATAGTACTATCTGCGTCTTTACTCTTTTTATCACTACCCCCACCAACATCAATACCTCCAACATGATTTGCTTGGAGGTCTCTGCCAACTCTATCAAGGAAACTGTCACCACAATTCGCTTCAAATTCATCAATGTCAATAAACATACCTCTTGAGATAATCCACTCAAGGTTATATGACATACGGAACTCGTCACTGTTCTCTCCGAGACTTCTCTTCTCCCTTTCAACATACTTTGCATATCTTGGATTGTACTTCTGTACCACCTTATAATTGTACTCAAAGTGATTTCTAATCTTGATACGCTTTTCTTCATAATCCTTTTTGTTTCTCTGGATTGCTTCATAGAAATCACCCTTAAAAGTTGTTGCAGTACCAATCTTACAAATAGTAGCATTGTAAGCCGCACCCATAGGGTGAATAGACTTTCTGATTTTATAGTTACTAATGTCCTGTGCTTCTTCACAGATAATGAACTTAAAGGACTCACCCTCAATATTACTACCATCACTAGCAGAGATAGCAGTTACAAATGAACCATTACTAAGTGCTACAGTCTGTCCATTGGAAGTAGTAAACTCAAGTCTAAAGTCTGGGTCTTCCAGAATAGCAAGACTTTCTTTACACTGTATTCTGGACTTCATTCTTCGGTAAGTAATTTGTGCCTGTCTCTGACTCGGAGCGAAAATTCCTACCCAGAAACCATCTTTAAACATTTGTAGTCTTGGGTCATCTGCGAACATTGGCATATTTGCCAACTGTGGTAGGATAATCATAAGACCACCAACTGTGATAGCAATAGTCTCAGTCTTACCACTCTGACGAGCAAAAAGAGCTGTAATTTCAGCTCCATCATTTTCTAGTACAGACCTTATGATACGTTTTGAAAACTGAGTCTGATACTTATACATTACCCTTCCAGAATATGCTTCACAGAAGTTATAGATTCTGTCTACCAACTCTGTAGTGCTTATTCTTCCTGCATGGACTGTCTCTACAAAAAACTCATAAAACCAATCCGTGAAAAATGCTAAAATAAGTCTCACATTAAATAGCACGATTTTTACAATCCTATTCACTTTCTCACCTCAATTTCTATATAAAAATAAAAGGGTAAAGACTTTTCAATCTTTACCCTAGTATAAATCATTCTGCTTTAATTGTCCATACAGATTATCTCTTATATCCTCTTGTGTATCTTGGTGTGGTGTTCTTTTTTCTGTACTCGCTCAACACTTTGTTGTCCTGCTTCTTACATATCTCAACTACTCTCCGGCACGTTTTAACATCAAACATACCAATGTGACACTCTTCTTGTGGGATATGTAACATGGCTGATAACCAGATATAGGCTTCTTTTCGTGTCATCAAACCAGATTTCCAAAGAGTATCAAAAGCATCATGTGCTTTATGTTTCTCTCTTCTTAAAACACTGTCAGCAAGTCTTCCCAGTGGAATATCTGTTCCGGGATGACACCCTACATAAGAGTCACACTGAGGAAAATTACTACACACCCACATCTTTCCATAATTCTTATTATTGTGATACACAAAATGGGAATCTCTTAAAACTACATTCGCTCCACAATAAGGACACTTTTTAGCAAACCCATAAGCAGACTTACTTGGTTTATCTTTTCGACTCATTACATTCCTCCTGCTTGAACATGGTCTTTCCATGTACACTCTAGGGCTGACTTGTCTGGTCTCATTCTAAAGAAACGAGGGTGTCTCATTTTACCAGTGTCCTTAAACAGCTCATTTGCTTTAATCTCTACTACTTCACCTTCAAAGGTATATTTCTCCCAATCTTTGCTCTCAGTTATGTGCTTATTATTAGACTCTTCTTCTGGCATAATTTTCACTATCTCACCAGTCTTCTTGTTTCTCCATGAGAATGAGAAAGTGTTTCTCATATCATCATTGAAACCAGAACAGTCACCTACTTCAACTACTTGACACTCTTTACCTTCAAGTGTCATTGTCTCAATGTTAAATTTCTTACTCTTCGGAAGTTTCTCAATTTCCTCTGGGGTAATAATTACACCATATCTGATGTTACCCACCATTCTGTAGTAATGAAATCTTGTTACAGGTCTGAGACCTCTGTTTAAAAGACCTTTGGCAGAAGTCTGACTCATAATATCTACTCTCTGTCTTCTGTCTTCAATGTCTACCCAGTAACCCCATCTGTCATTTGGGAACTTACCTTCATATTCATCTGTAGGCTCAGTGAAGCCCATGATGACACACTCTCTTGTCAAAAACTTCTTGACTTTGGAGTATTCCCAACCTCTTTTATGGTGGTATCTACCTTCTTTAGACTTTAAAATAACTCCCTCTCCACCAGTGGCTACAATTAGCTCATAATAACCTCTAGGTGTCATGTACCCCGGCTCTTCATGTAAGCACTTGTACAGATTAGGGTACACCTCTTTTTCATCTTCAAGTGTATCAAAGAATGGGTCTTCATCAAAATCCGTAATTCTATTCATTAACATATCATGAGCATATAATTTATCACCTGTCACTGGGTCAGTGATGTACTCTCCACAAACATAGAATGGTACAAACTCTATATACTTACTACCAGTCTCTTCTACTGCTTGCTTTAAATACCGCTTTCTTTTTATCAAGGACATTTTTCTAAGGTCAATACCTTTATACTTGATAATATCAAAAGCATGGAGAGAGATAAATCCTTTCTCAAGCTGTCTGTCTACAGCTTTATCCCACAGGCAATTCAGTGTGCTTGATACTTCTTTAAATGGCTGATTGTTAATGAACATTTCTCCATCAAGGACAGTACCATCAAGCTCTGGAACATCAATATCCCGAATGTGTGGAACACTGTCTGTATTCTCAGTATAAAACCCACTCTTCTTACTCACTCTTCGACTAAACACTCTTGAATAACCCATATCTGGTCCATTTGCAGTTGGCTGACTAAAGTATTGATTTATACCTCTAGTTCCATCAAACTTCTCTTCGATAATGTTTGTCTCTTTAGCAAATTGTTCATCCTGTTCTTCCTCAGTCTCTAATTCTTTGGCAGTCATGGGTTCATAACCTTTAACACCTGCAAACTGATATACTTCTGGACAATTCCACTCTTCTTGAGGAAACATTTCTTCAAGCTCAGTTCCATCACCAAAGTAAAGTCTATTGTCAGACTCTCTGTGTAATGTACTAAAGTCTTTCTTCATCAATTCTACCTCACTTTCTTTTTCTATATCTCTATTATATCACATAACACAGATACTATAAAATCACTCCTGTATATCATCCGGTGTCTCTTCAATGTTACTGTCTCTGAGTTCCTTGAGTTTATAGGCTCTCAACTCTTTCTTCATTTCCTCATGCTCTTTGATAACCTGTATCAATTTAGCAAACACTCTTCTCTTCTGTTGGTCTCCTGTTGAAGCAATGCACTGAATACAGTAATTCTCCAACTGTTCAGAAGTAAGTGAAGCAGGTGGAGTAGGTTCATTCTCCTGTTCTACAGGCAGGTCAACCTCTTTTAAAATATCGCTCTGTTTTCTACCACCTTTAAATGTTACATCAATTACTTCATGCTTTCCCGGGATGTGTGGCATACTACTTTTCCTCCTTCACAATAATAAGCTCATTTAACAGTTCTTTAAGGTTTCCTTTTGTGTTCATGCTTTCTATTGGCACAAGTCTATTTCCCGGCAATAAAGACGCTCTGAGGTCTTCTACCTTGTCATCATTGATAACAATATGACTGTAAATAACAGGGTCGCATATACCGGGGTCTGGATTGTACACACCAATAGGACTGAACTGAGAACTAAACATTAGTCTCTGGTTTTCCGGCTTAGTACAATCAACCATTTTTGCTACTGCCAGACTGGACATAAACATCATAAGGTCATACCCTTTGTGTGGCAGGACTTGACTCAAATTCAGTGACACATAATTTCTCTGTCCTAAATGGTCTACTTCATGTTCTACTACTAAATTAGAGTACGCAGTTCTCACCGCAGTCACAAAGCACACAGGCACATAATCTTCCTTATATGCTTCTTCTCTGGTGTCAAAGTACTTTAAAGACTCAAGTACTTTATCCAGTTTTACATTTTTCTGCACCCGAATATTCTGTTTGAGCAGGTCTTTCTTTAAACACGCTATCACAATACATTCCTCCTTTATATAAAAAATAGGGAACAGATTTCTCTGTTCCCTAATCTTAACACATCTGACCTAAAGGTTCAACTTACTCAGCTTCGTACTCTTCTCCGCAATTTTCACAAATGAACTTTTTGGATTTCTTCTCATACTTGAGCTTACGTCCACAGCAGTAATTCTCTTCATCAATCTCATAAGGGTCTCCTGCTTCATGCTCTTCGCCATCATCATCAATGAAGCGTTTCTTAACCTCACAGTACATAGCAACAAGGTCTTCAAACTGGTAATCATCACCCAGAGCTTCAAGCTCTTCCTCAGAAGCATAAGTCTCAAGGAATGTCTGAATGTCCTCTTCTGTGATAGTGTCATTCTCAACACCTTCGATAATGTCAGCCATCATAGACTTAACTGCTTCGGCTCTCTCTTCACTCATGCCCTCTGGATTGTTTACACCCTCTGGGTCATACTCTGGGAAGTAAGACTCTTCATTAAACTCTTCGCCATCTTCATCTTCGGCAGTCTCTTCTGCTTCTGCTGTTGTCTCCTCAACATCAGCTTCTTCCTCAGACTCGTCTTCTTCGTCATCATCTTCAAGCTGAACAATACCATCTGCGATTGCTTTCGCTAAAACTTTGACAACATCAGACTTCTTGCCCTTTGCTTCAATGTCAAACTCTGCAAGGTACTCAATGATTTCCTTTGCAGACATATCTTCGGTAGCTTCCGTAGCCATCTGAATGTACTGCTCGTCTACTTCCTCTTCCTCTGGCTCTTCGGTCTTTGCAGACTTTTTCAGACCGCCCTTCTTCTTGTTGATAGAAGCAACTTTGCCATCATCTTTTGCAGGTGCTTCATCTGTCTCTTCCGGCTCTGCTTCATTCTCAACTGTAGCAGAAACAGTTACCTGTAACATTCTCTCAACAATCTCGTCTCTTGTACCTTTGCAGGAAACACCAACACTTGCACCCAGTTTCTTGAGTTCATTAAACTTCATGCTCATAAGCTGTTCTCTTGAGAACTTACCTTCAACTGTTGCTTCTGTCTCTTCCGGCTCATTCATAGCAGGCTGTTCTTTCTGTACTGCCTGTCTGCGTGTTGCAGACTTGGATTCCACTGCATTTCTCTTCTCTACTCCACCTGCAAGTTCGTCTCTCAGAATAGTAGCACCTTCAATAATTGCATTAAGTCCTTCGATAATTCTCTCGTTTTTCATGTGATTTTTACCTCCATAAATTCTTTAATATGTTTTATTTTTGAGCTTTCGTTTGCTCTGTGAACACAGTATAGCACTGGTGTTAGTGAGTGTCAAACACCTTTGGTTTAAGGTCTCCAACACGTTTCTTTAAATACGTTACTTTCTCCTCAATCTTTAACATTTCAGAGAACAATCCTTTCACTGCTTCACTCTTTTCATCAAAAGGAATAGTGTCAGAACCTAAAACTGCTTCGTGTCTTGCTTGTAATTCTTCATAAGTACCTGTCAGTGTTAAAATAAGGTTATTCAGAACACCGACATTTTCATTAGAGACTTCTTTGATAAAGTCCTCCATAGGACTATCAATAAGAACTCCCAAACTGCTTTTTGACTTCAATGGTATTCACCTCCTCAATCTTGTAATTTCAGATTCAAGTGTATCATTGTCAGCACAAAAACACAACTCACCAAAATCTTGACTGGAAGATAGACCTCACAGAAGAATTGATAATACACTACACACACAAGACCTGCAATCATGCAGAAAAATGTAGCAAGCATAGTAATCTTCCGTATAGTGTTCAACAGGTTCACCCAGAAGGGTATGAACTTATCAACAACAAACAGTTCTATTCTCCTAAAGAAGTACTTCATACTGCAATCACCTCCTTCATAGATAATAACCCCATATCTACTGCTCGGTTTGTGTATCTCTCTAAAAGAGAATAAAATTGAGGGTCGTGCATAACACCCTTTCTCCGAACATAGTTAGGATTTGTATATTGGAGGTGATGACACACCTCATGTATTGTATGATAAAGCACCGTTGAGTAAGAAAACATAATCTTCATCTTTTTATATTTATAAGGATAAATTCTCACCTCTGCGACTTTACCCTCATACTCTGGAAAATATCTGCCATAGAATGATTTACTGTATGGTCTAATCACAACATTAAATTCTTCCACTGGCAGTCTCAGCTTTTGCAGGTCAGAGACTAACCTATGCTGTAACTCTTCCTCACTAAGCATATTAAACAACCTCCTAACTCTGTAAGAAAGAGTATAACACAGGTTACTCTCACTGTCCACTTTATGCAACTAACAACATTCCTCCGGCAATTCTCTCAAGCTCAATTCTTCTCTCAAGAGTGAAGTCCTGTGCAACTTGAGTAATAGAATTGATAAGACCCCATCTGTTTCTGTTGTAAGTACCATCCTGCATAAGCTGAATAACTTTACCAGTACTTTCATCAGACATATTTGTGGAGTTCTTAATACTCTCAATAAGCTCCTTTAAGGAATCTTCATCTTTAAAAGCGTCCTCAAGTGAAACTGTGGCTGTGTTCTTAATACTTTCTACCACCTTTGCAACAATAGGCTCTACTAAATCAAGGGCTTCCTGCAAATTACTCTGGAACGCTTCTGTTGTGATACCTCTGTGTACTTGGTGGAATAACACTCCAAACTTCTTCGGCACAATCAATCCATTGGTACACACTTTCTTCCAGATAAAGAAGTTCACTGTCAAGTTACTTCTACCCACATCACTTGAGTCAATGGAAAAACCCGGATAAAGGTCTTCATTATCAACAGGAAGTCTTGTAGGAGAAACCAGTCTCATGTGCAATCTCTCTTCATTTAAGAAGAATCCCTTAATACTGTAGTCATCTACAGGAAATGAGTCCTGCATACTCTGTAAAATGGTAGGTGTATCACACACTGAATATCTTGGTGTGAGGACACCTCTAATCTTTCCATCATACTCACGAATAAACAGGTCTTTGTTAAAGTCACTCAACCATGAGTTCATGTTATCCTGTGCAAGTTCGATTCTGCCGGAACTAATACACTTCTTCATATACTCATGTGGAACACCTACTTTATTACACAACTGACCCATTGCGTGTCTGGAAATACTAGGTCTTCTTACTTCACCTCTTTCAGTAGTGTAGGTGATACCTGCAAGCTCATTTAACCTCAGTCTTTCATCAGTGACATTCCTCACTGTAAAATCTTCACATAAACTCTGAATATTATGTGACTTGTCCAGTATCATTTTAAATGATACTTTACCCATATCAAGTAACTCTCTTGTATCTGGCTCTTCTGTTGGAGTAACAACCTGTGGTGTGATAATCTCCTTTGGTCTTTTCATCAGCTTCATGTTATATCTCCTTTCTATAACTGCTTCATTCACTCAGCTTGTACACTCATTATAGGATAAAAAGAGAAAGAGGTCAAAACACCACTGTGTCTAAACCTCTTCACTATTATACATCTTCTTCTAATAATACCCTCTTAAAGAGCTTCATCACTTTACCCGGAAATGAGCGTTTTCCAATGAGCTTCTTTGCTTCTTCTGGACTATCAAACTGCACCCAGTTAGTAAGGTATCTACCATGTACTTCATCATACATTGGAATACCACACACATAATCTCTACTAAAGACTCTACTCTCAGCACCTTCTAAGTCAAGGTCTCTAATAGGACTATCCTTTCTCTGTCTCAATTCATACATAAGCTGTTCCGTAGAAATACTGGACACTTGAAAATTGATACTCTCAACTCTCTCAAATCTATGTGTCTGACCTGTCTGATTATCCCATCTTTTAGCAATAGTACCTTTATCAGTCTCAGTACTGCTCCACTCTTCTACAGGTCTCACAAATACTCCGTATTCTGGGTGACACACATTAAAGTAGTAGCATACCCAAATGTCTCTCACTGCGTCTTTTGCGATATTCTGGACAAAATAATACTCACCCTTAAAGTGTCTGTACAACCCCGGCTTTACTGTAATAGATTCATTCATTTAGTAGTCCTCCTTATTCTCATAGGCAAACACTGTTCCATCAACTGTGTCATAAACAGGTAACTTATTAACCCAATTTTCAGTAACACTATCACTATAGAAATAACACACATACTCTGGTAAATCTGTGCCATGTACAATGACCTTATACACATTTGCTAAAGTCTCTGGCTCAACTATTCTATCGTCCATCATTCCATTGTATGCTACTGAAAATTGAGGACACCCATTATTCTTCTCATAGATGACTTCTTCAACACTGCTAGGAAATTTACCACTATGTAGTCTATTTAAGATTACTTGACACACATACTGTTGACTCAGCTCATGCCCTTCATAACTACCTGCTTCTGCTTCAACACATTGAGCAATCAAATAAACCTCTGCTTCTGTAAAATAGTAGTCAACTATTTCTACTTCCTTCAACTCGTCATTTTCTTTTAGCAACTTTCCATAGTCAATCTGTAATTCTTCATAGCTCTCTTGCCATGAATTGACTATTTTCTCATTATCACTTCTCTGCTTGTCTATTAAAGCTGTCTGCTCGTCATTCACCTCCAACAAGTCCATATAATCATCATTGGTCTTTATAAAGAAGACAAGAAATAGCACAAGCAATACAAGGATAATTCCTTGATAAACACGTTCCTTCACTTTTATAAACCTCCTAACTAAAAATAGCTTGCATGATTTCTCACACAAGCTATTCTATCATTTATTTTCGTGTTGGTAAAGTTTCCACAATAGAGTCAATTACCTTTCTCACATCACTTGCACCTGTACCAATAGAACTATACACATTGATAACATCAATCACTCTTTCAGAAAAACCAGTGATAAGGTTCTTTCTGTAGTCATCAGTATTAGCAATAGCAAAGTTATTACCTAAGAGGTTATCAATGTAAAGTTTCTTAATGACCTTGTTTTTAAAGAGTTTATTCAACTCAGCGTCAGTATCATAACTTCTACCACCCCAACTATAACCCCTTCTTAAAACAAAGGTCTTTCCACTTGAACTGTAGCAATCATTATCAGAAAGTACAATCAGATTATCATACTTAGTGTCCTGCTGATTAAGAGTGTAAAGTGCTACATCAAGAGAAGTTCCACCTCCAACATTATGTCTCTGAATCTCTTTCATAATGTCCATGACTGTAGACTTCCTAGAGATATTAGTCACCTGTTTACACTCATTAGCAAACACATACACATCTGCAATACCCTTCTTAAAGCAGATAGCACCTAACATACAAGCTACAATATCAGCAGTCACATCAGAAGCACCAGAAACAGGGTGTCTCATACTTCCACTTCTATCAATAAGGATAGCACTGTAACCCTCAATGTTCTGTAAGTTATCAATAGACAGGTCAAGTGCTTCTACTAAAGCGTCCATGACTCTTCTCTTTCCGGCAGAATTACTCAACTGAGAAACCTCTTGATAAGCACTGTAGAATCTGAATGGTAACAGTCTGGACTTCTCAACCTCTTTCTTATTGGTGAGTTTAGCCACAATGCTGTCTACAGCTTCTTTATCACTAAACATACCTGCTCTGTCAAGTGCTACAAGGTTTTTCACAATAGCCATTACAGAAGAGGTGTCAATGGACTTCTTAACATCAGCCTTAGTAGACTTGCTATTGCTGTTCTTAGATTTAGAAAGCTCACTCTGCACCTGCTTCACTTCTTCACTGCCACCAAACTCTACATTACCCTCAATAATCTGCTTAAAGAAGTCTCTGCTGACTCTGGACTTAGCCGGATTAGGTCTCAACAGCTTCACACAGTCTGCCATAGAAACTTCTCTGTTTTCTCCCAGTGCTTTAGATAACTGATACTCATTAAAGGACTCCAACTTGTGCTGTAAAGCCTTTCTCAACTGCATTGGAAGTGGCTGATTTCTGTGACTGGATTTATTCTTACCCCGACCCTTTGTAACAACATCAAACCCGAACACATTCATCTGCATTGCCATAATGTCAGTAATGTCCTTACCTCTTCTCACAATATAATCACTGTAAGTCTGTAACTTATTCTTACCAGTCACTTCATCAAGAAAGTCCTCACCCTTAAATCTTGGGTCATTAAAACAAGCTGTGAGTACTGCCAGAGGGTACTGAATCATATTGTATTCTCTGCCAATTCTGGCTACTTTCAGTGCATACTCAATATCTTCATCCGGGATTTCTGCAATCAACTTCTGGATTTCTTTAAAATCACTCTCAGCAGTCTTGCCCTTCTCATAGAAAATCTTCTCACCAAAGAAGCTACCTAACACTTTACTAAACAGTGTTTCAAGAGTGTTCAGCTTATGTACCACACTCCCCTCATGGTTCACTGTCTTTCTGGTGTCAGCTTTCATGTTTACACTACCGCGTTTGTTGTTCATTGTTGCCATAATAAATTCCTCCATTCTTTCATGTGTTTATATAATAAAAGACCTCACAATCGGGAAATTGTGAAGTCTTTTAATCTTAACTCAAAGTAGCAAGAAGAAAACCATTATTGTGTGAAATCTGTGTGCTTCATTAAAAGTGAAGTGCCTTACCATTAGGCTATCTGTCAAACGCTGACGGAGTAGGAGTCGAACCTACAAAATGATGTAAACAATAACTACACAATCCTGCTACAATTATTTCTTCGTTAAAATTAGGAGTAAAGCCATTTAGCTGAGTTTCATATAATGAAAGTTTTCAAGACTTTTGCGTATTCCAGTTTCGCCAAATTGCTTTTACAGAGCAATTATCGGATTTGAACCGATATATTATGATGTAAGCTAAATGTACACAACCCAATTATTATTCTCTCATAAAGTGGAGTAAAACGATAAAGTCTGTTTGTTATCACAATAGGATTTGAACCTATATTAACTCCGTTGCAGGGAACTGTCTTAACCATTTGACTATATGATGTATACTTTATCTGCACAACCACTTAATTTACTTTTCATCAATAAGGAAGAAAAACGTGAAAGACTTCTTTTTCATATTGTTGGAATTGAACCAACTACACTTATTTCCCAAAAATAATGCTCTACCGATTGAGCTAAACATGATGTAATCTTTTACTACACATTCCTTATTTGTTTTTAACACTGCTTTCAGCGTGTTTACACTATAACACACATTCTGAAAGCTGTCAAACTGCCCTTACTGGATTTGAACCAGTGAAATGCAGGAGTCAAAGTCCTGTGCCTTACCACTTGGCGAAAGGGCATTAAAGCTGACATTTTCTCACGCATTTACCTTCCACCAGTGACACTTCTTAGTTATCACCAATGGTACAGTCGAGTGGAGGGGCTGTCAGCTCACCTAATTGGCTTATCTCTAACACATGAAAGTGAGAGTGTTTCTCCGGCACATTACCTCCGAAGAGTCGGAATGACACGACTTGAACGTGCGACAAATAGATTAAAAGTCTACTGCTCTACCTTCTGAGCTACATTCCGATTTTAAGTCACTGTGATAGGAAAGTCCGGCTGTTATACTTCGTTCACACTTCATTGGATAGACTAAAGTGATTTCGGCAACTATCTCCTTGTCTGCTACTCATACATATCCGTCTCGTCTATCAAGACCTTTCGCTTTGGCAATCAACAAGTTCGTGACTATCAGCATTTTTATGTAAGTCCTCCACTTCTGGAATACCTTACTTAGTCGGCTGACAAGACTAAACTGACTCAGCAGGACTCGAACCTGCGACTTTCTGATTAACAGTCAGACGTTCTACCAACTGAACTATGAGTCATCATGCACACTCAGGTAGTTTCCGTTTTCCTATTGCTAGCATTGGTCTCTGCACAACTGAGTGTGTGATATAGGAATTTCCTAGGATTCCTATAACTGAGTAGGAAGGTATCGAACCTTCTTTACAACACTGTTGCAACACAGGTGTTTTCTTCCACAACAAAGCTACTCATTAAAGGTAAGTGTCTGTAGGCTTTCCACCTACTTGCAGGTTTGGTAGTTATCGTCTAACTCACAAGACCTCTTTTACCCAGTGACTTTTCTGGCAACCTTACGGATTTGTTTCCACTGACTATTGCTACACAGTCTTAACCACATGGGAATATGGGCTGTATAACTCATTTCACTTACCAATAGTGGTAAAGGGTACTATCACCTCGCCCTGTTATTATCGGGTGAATTTCGTAGGTACACGCATTACTGCATATTGTGTATGACCTCTCTTACCACTAAACGGAGTGTACAGGACTTGAACCTGTGCTACGCATATAGCGTACTAAAAGATTAGCAATCTCTCCTCTTCACCAACTTGAGTAACACTCCATTACAGACAGTGTGATTTTAACACCCCTGCTCACTTACTTACACCAAAGGGCTTTGGCTGTAAACTGTCTGTGTCTCTTGAAGACATTTCAGAGTATATCACAGCTTGAAACTGCTGTCAACTACTCCAAAAGCTGATTATCGTCTAACACCTGTAAGATACAGTTATTCATCTTTCTCCACACCTTCATGTAAAAGATAGCAACCTTCTCTTCGGTGTCATCATCTAAATCAAGTCCGGCTTCATTTACAAAAGCATGGAACATTTCATGTGCCACTATCTCACAAGTCCTAACATCACGTTCTGTCTCACTACACCCATTTTCCTTAGAGTGTAAACAGTACAGCTCTTTGTCATACATTCGGCACTCACCCATGTTACCTTCGGAAAGTCTCTTTAACTCTTTTCTCTTTCCAACTTGAACATCATAGTCAGTACCTAACACGTTTACAATAGTGTGTTTCATAACCTCGCACCTCCAAAGAACATAAAGTAAAACAATCCTGCAATCATCACTGTCAACACAATGAAGAGTGCTAAGTAGAACCATTTCAGCTTGTAATCCACAATCACGTTTGGTAACTGTGATTTCTTACTGTCATTTGCCATCATGTACACTAAACAGACAAACCAACAGAACACTAAAAACACTAAAATGGCGGTTAAAATAAATCTCATGTACCTTCTTCCTCACTTTCTAAATTTCTTCGTCTTTCTCTGACTGGCTCTATTATAACATACTCACTAAATCAGTCAAACGTCCTTCTCGGCTCTTCCTGCATTACGTCTTTAACAATAAATTATTTAATTATTTATATATTATATATTATATTAAAGACTTATTGTTAATGATGTAATGCCAGTTCCTCTCATTTTTCGGACCATTCTTTAACACTGCTATATTCAGTGTTTAACACACATTTACCTCACATATACAGTGCTTTATGGACCACTTACCACACTCACAAAATTACCTCACAGAATTTTAACACCTCACTTTCTCACCTTTCTCTCACAACACCTCACACATACAGGGGTATGGGGTTATTTTATACACATACCCTACCAAAATCTCGCCCAGTTCTAAGGTACTAGGTGCAGTCTCAGCAGTCCACAGACCATTTAAGGGTGGGGTGGACATTATAAATTTTGGAAAATCAGTGTGTTTTCTCATAAAATCTTCACCAAATCTCAAACCAAAGTGTTTTCTTCAATAATTTCTTGTGTTATGAATGAAATCATAAAATTTTTATTCAAAAAGAATTTATATTTATACATTGTGTGTATAGTATTGTATATCACTTGTGTTATGTGTTGTGTATACTATATGTAGTGTGTATCATGTGTATATAGTGTATGTATATACTATATGTAGTGTATGGGTGTACAATAAAATAAATGAATAATTATTACTTATTTACAGTGGTTATACATATAATATACATAGAACTATTAAAAGACCACATATAATATATTCAAATATATCACCAATTTTTATGCGGATATAGAGATATACTACCTACCATATATTTCTTTATATATGTCTTTATTAT